TTGAATCAAACTTATCAACCCTCCTACATCCGCGGGCTTAATATACTTCTGAAGGAAGTCTATTTTCCCTGGTGCGGCGTCAATAGGCACACCATGAGCAAATCTCTTCTCAAGGAACTGTGCTTGAACATTGGCATCATTGGTTATCGGGGTTACTGTATTGCCTATATAAGCTGTTCCAAGTAGCAGATTAAGGATAGCGTTCTCAGCTAAATTGCTGTCTGTTAAGTCCTCAGCTACGCCCGGCTGATATAGTCCTTTGTTCTTTTTCTTGATATAAAACGGTATATAACAACAAGCTATAGCATAATGCGGATACAGAGTAGAGCCTATAACCAGTTTCTTTTCCTCATGTATCCAGCAGATTATCTTTGTTTCTTCCTTACTGTCCTCATCCATACGGAAATAATAAGTACACTTGAGTATATCGAAGTCCTCAGTCTCAAAGCCATCCGGAAGCTTACCGTCTTTTTTCTTGAAGAGCTCATCTATATCATAGAACTTGCCCTCTGCTTCCTCTTTCTTCAGTTCCCAATAGGTAAAGTTCTCTCTTACCAATATCAGCCTGGTAGTCTTAAGGCCTTCGTATCCGTCTGTTTTCATTCTTGCATAGACGTCCTTAATTTCGTGATACTTCGGTCTCGGGTCATCATAGACTGTATACTTATATGAAGCCACAAAGTCTATATCCTTACCCTCTTCAAGTCTCTTGACATATCCTGGATAATCCTCTGCTGCTGATGGCCAGTTAGTTAAGAACTCCCTTAACCCTATATTCTCCATTACGGCCACACCATCTTTTATTACAGGCTGTTTGGTCTCAGGATCTAATAGAGGTTGTATATCAGCCTCGTAATGCTCTTCTCTTCTCCGGGGTTCCCGCTTAATATCATAGAATATCTCAAGCCAGCCGAGACCCTTGACTGTGGAGGAATGAAACACCAAATCCATTTCAGGTCTGAATGGTAGCTTATCAACCTTATAATCAAGGAAATCCTGTTGCTTAACAGCCGCGGGGGTGTTCTCTTTGCCATACTCAGGCCTTGCGCTGATAGCATAAAGGGGTTCAGATTCAAAGAACGCATTACCGCAAGCAGTCACGATATTGTCTATCTTGACCTTAGTTATGTTCCGATTAAGGTTAAACTGAGCCATTTCATCTTCTTTAATCTTGCCCTCATACTGATTGTCAAGAGCTTCCCATTTCTTCTCAAGCTGATCCTTTTCGCGCTCTTCTTTGAGGACTTTAAACTCAGCTAAGACCTCTTTGACCAGGCGTTCCTTCTTGTCCTTAGTAAGCTCCAGCTTCTCCATGTAAACAGGTATTCCTTCTTTTTCTAATCTTTTGTCAGAAGCACTCTTCTTTGGTGCCTCAAGCTTAACGTCTTTTAGGACTTCTTGATTAGCCATTAAAACTCCCTAAACCTTTTCTTGACTCTATAAAGGCTTTCTGTTTGGCGTGTACGTCTTTTGTATTCATAGCTTTATAAGGGTACTGATTACGCACATATGAGCATATGCTGCGTGCGACGATTAACCCATCTTGATACCCATCCTGAGCTTCGACCTTTGTAACCTTGCCTAATTTGTCCTTTTTAATGATAAATGTCCTACATTCTGATATAATCTTCTCTGAAAATACCTGAGTTGAGTTGTTCTTAATCTCTTCCGCGAACTGTGCAAGCATTGAGGGTCGGGTGACTGAGGTAGTATTAAAGCCTATTTCCTCTGTCTCAACGTCTATGCCGTCCTTATTGATGACCTTATGATAGATATTACCATAATTGGCATTGACAAGCTGATTAACCTGATAACCATATCCCTTGCTCTCTTGTGCTATGAGGCCTTGATTATAGAAGTTCCCCAGGGATATTTCAAGCTGTGCTAAGTCCTCAGGCTGATATTGTCCTGCAACGATTGCCGCGGTAGTGTTGAGACGCTTATTTAGCACCACTATTGCTGCCTCATCAAGCCCTACAGCCTCTGAAGCGTCTCCGGCTATGATATACTGTTCCCCGGGTTGAGGACGCTCAAATAGCTCTATTTTGCCATGTTTAAGGTCTCTCCATTCCCACTTGAGGTTCTGAAAAAATATCTCACCAACAGCCATCGGGCGCTTAGTTATCTGTTTCTCTAAGCCTTTACGGTCAAAGTATAAATCCCCACTCATAGCAAAGGCCTCTTGCCATGTAGCCGGGTATTCTCTCTTAAATACATTTAGATCGCCCTGGCATAGGTTCACTATAGCCCATCTGCGCCAGTTCAACTGTTCGTAACTGAGCTTAAATTCGTCCTGGAGCACCTTTTCCTCATACTCAAAGGTAGCAATTGAGGTATCTGAGTCAAAATTGATACCATCTAAAGGGTATAATTTGTCATCTTGAAGCGCCATAGAGTATTCGTCCATCTCAAACCAAGGAAAGAATAGGGGTATCCAGTCTGTTTTACCCTCTACGGCCCTTAACCATTGCGTATAAAACTCCTCCATACCGTTCGCTGTGGTCTCTCCTACAAGGATTGTCCCGGGTAAATTAGGCAAGGTTTGGTTAAGGTCAGATAAAACAGTCTTTAAATCCCTAAAATAAGCTACCTCTGACAGATGTCCAACCTGGAACGTATGAGATTTAGCCGCTTTTGTGTTCTCTGCTGAGGCTATGATTATCTGTGAATGTATGCCAGCGAACTCTAATTTCTTCTCATTTGACTTCTTGAGCTCCGGGGGAATCCTATAAGCAGGGGCAAAGCCAGGCCTTGTTTTCTCTAATTGTTCCTGGTATAGTTTAGACATTTCAAATAGGTTGTTCGCGTGCTCCTTCTCATCAGCTAAAATAAGGGAGTTTACATTGTGCCGCTGTGAGGTAAGAGCGTATATAATAGCTTCAATAAGGGTAGAAACCCCACCCTGCCGGTACTTTAAGAGCCATATTCGGATAGGTTTGCCCTCTTCGCGTAGCTGTTTAATCTTATTAAAGAGTTTTATTTGGGTAGTATTGAGGACTAAAGGTATCATGCCCGCTTCTTTGGTTTTGATATAGAGCATTTCCTTGCTTACAAGCTTAAAGGGGTCGTCTTGAATGGCCGCCTTTTGACCGCGCAATATCTCTTCGTCTGTCAAATCAGTCAGACAAGAGGGCTTTAAGTCTAATAAGCTCGGCATCTCTTTCTTCCTTTGTGAGTTCAGTTACTACTACATCCTTCTTGTCGCGCCATTTATCCGGTTGTCTGTTCTTTAACCAAAATATCATGCTTGTAGGGTCAGGGGGATATTGCTTGGTAACTTCCTTTGTCTTTTCCGCAGGGGTCTTAGTCTCACCTATTTTTATAAACTCTGTTGTTACCTCTGTATAGTTAAATCCTTGAGCCCTTTGATATAGAGACTTCTCAACTATAAGGTCAGCCCCTGTTTTCCAGTCTTTAAGAGGTAAACTAAAAGCAGTCAATTTTTTCCATTTCTGAATTGCCATTTTAGTAATACCTAAAAAATCAGCTACCTGTTGGTCAGTCCAGCCAGCTTCATATAACTTTTTAATCTTGTCTGCATCCATTGATATTTTCTTGAGTCTTGTTGCGAGGTCTTCAGGGGGGCGTCCTTTTTTCTTCTTCTCCGTCGACATATAGTATCCTTATAAATAAAAAAAACGCTGGATGCGGTGTGCACACCCAGCGCAAATATATATGAGGAGCGACCTCAGTACAAACATATCACATTTTTATATTTTTGTATACCCCTTTTCATACACATTAACAACTTAAAATTTTCTTGTTTTTCTTTCTTCTAATGGTACATAACCTTGGCTCTCGCTGTATACCCTTTCGTATTCTTCTTTAGGAACACATACCTGCCAACGGCTATCTACTGCTTTCCATATCCAGCCCTTACCTTCCTTACCGAATGTCTTTGTAGCAAATAATAACTCTTCCTTTGTGCCGCAGTGTGTTAATGGTATCCAGTCTATCCCGTGTTTTGTTATTACCCCATTATGTAACTGGTATTCCTTGTGTTCTCTTACCATATCACTTCCTTTCTAAAAACTTCTCCAATCGTATAAAGGCATAAACCCCTGCTACTATTACAATCAATCCCAGGGTAGCATAGGCTATGCCGCCATTAAATACTTCTTGTGTAAGGTATTCTGTTATCATTTATTATCCAGTTTACTTTTATCTACAGTTATAACCAATCTATGCCCGATTCGCTCTACATCAAACACATCAAAGATTCTAAGGGCAATATGGTCTATCTCGTTTCTAAGATTATCTTCATATTTCTTAACGGACTCTTTAAGTTTTTCCTCCATAACTAATTTTGTGTGCTTTATAACAGCTTCTTTCAATATCCCTACAAAAGAATCGTTTATTTGTGCCAGTTTTAATGTTTCCATATCACCTATCCTCCGCGTGCTCTTTTGTCTCGCCTAACCTAAAATTAATACTCCATTTCCATATTCTTATCCTAAAAGCAAGAACAATGTACTCAAGCCTTTCGTAGGCCTTCGTCAACGCTTCTATCTCAATTGATACAAAAGGAATCTCTATGTAGAACCTAAACACATTTGGCATATGCTTATATAGCCAGTTTTTTATCTTTACTTCTTTATAAGCCACTTTTCTTAAATCCATCTTTGTCCTTTCCAACCATTTTGGAAATTCTGCTTTAACCAGTCCCATCACTCCTCCTCACGCCAACGGCATTTTAGTGATATGCCAGTTATCGCATATCAGGCATTTATAAGGACGCGGTTTATTGACCATCAGGTGAGACCTTTTTATTCTGCTGATGGCTCTGATAGTCTTCTTCCGGGTTTTGTATTTTCTCTTGCGTCCGCATTGTCCCCACTCTCCTATGTTCATAAGTTCCTCGTAACCTGTGCGGGCTTCCCACTTCCCCGCTCCCTTCTTAACGTCTACCCAACCTGACTTGTG